TGCCTCACAGAGTTCCTTTTCCATTTCAGCCAGCCGAGCCATGAAGCTATCCTGCTCAACCAGGTGGCCGCGATATTCCAGCGGTAGTACCGCCAGAATTGCCGGGGTCAGTTCACGCACGTTATTTCGGTATTTTTCAGAATCGAATTTGTTATCGAGGAAGCGGAACAGCTTCTGGCGTGCACGGCTGACATCATCAGGGAAATCGATGGTGCCGCCGCCCTGCTCCCGATACTCATTCACAATGAGTGCGGCAACAACATCCTGATTATCTGCAGCCGACCAGGCGCGAACGGCATCACGGATTTTTTCGTGGCCTGGCACCTGTTTTATTTGAGAACGATTTATCACCGCAGTCGGGCTAAATCCGCTAGTCTGTTGGTATGTAAGTGGTTGCATAATCATTGCCTTATCAGTTAACGCCGCAGTTTAGGCGGCAGAATTACTCGCGTTAAACAATGGTGCAAGGTCGGGACGAATATCTGCTGGTTTAATCTTTCCACCAGTGGCTGAGACAATTTTCATTACATAGCGGGCATCAATTCCCCCACCGTGTAGCCAACGCCAAACAGTGGGCTGGGCTACACCGCATAGATCTGCCAGTCGTTTTTGGCTACCTGTAATACTGATTGCGAGTTGAATGGTTTGATTTGTCATTATCAATTCCTATTGGTATTACAATGAATGGATAATAGCAATGCGTATTAACCCAATCAATAGCAAAACGTGTTTTGACCATCAATACGCAAGCGTATAAATTAAAACTTATGAAAAAAGAAACTCTTGCTGATCGCTTAAACCTAGCGATGGAACAATCTGGAATGTCTCAAGGCGCTCTTGCAAAGGCGTCTGGCGTAGCTCAACCCACAATCTGGAGACTGACAAGCGGCAACGCACGCGGCTCAACAAAAATTGTTGAAATAGCTAATGCATTGGGTGTTCGAACAGAGTGGCTCTCATCAGGCATAGGCCCGATGAGAAATGACGGTCAACAATCAGGGAAGCCTGCTGCCAACCATCCCAAATACTTCAAGATTGACGTTCTTGATATAGAAGTGAGTGCCGGGCCGGGAGTCATCAACCGTGAGTTTGTAGAAGTTCTACGCTCGGTTGAGTACTCGTTTGACGATGCTCGTCACATGTTCGATGGCAGGAAGGCAGAAAATATCCGCATCATTAACGTACGCGGTGACAGCATGTCAGGAACGATCGAACCAGGTGATCTTCTGTTCGTTGATATCACTGTTAAATCTTTCGACGGTGATGGTATCTATGCGTTTCTGTATGACGACACAGCCCATGTTAAGCGCCTGCAAATGATGAAGGATAAACTGCTGGTTATCTCTGATAACAAGAGCTACTCACCGTGGGACCCAATCGAGAAAGACGAGATGAACCGGGTGTTTATCTTCGGGAAAGTTATTGGGAGCATGCCGCAAACATACAGGAAACATGGATAATCAATAATAGCCTGATTAGACATTTGGGTGATGAGAGAGGCTGCAGAAACGCAGCCTGATTCTAAAATGGGATATAAAAAATGAGAATACTAGGTGTTAGGGCGGCGCCCAAAGTTACATCTTTTGTTGTATATTGCACTGATGAGTCTGCACTCAAATGTGTTGATGTTATTAAAATACCTTCGACCTTAGACACACCAGAAAAATTAAAGTATGTGCGAAATAACATCCTCGACATTCTTAATTTATATAATGTTGAATTAGCTGCTATACGCGTTACTGAATCAAACTCTGATAATCTTAGCATTGACCGCCTTTATATAGAAGCTGTTATTCAAGAAGCATTTTCAAGCAGTGATGTAAGAAGATATTACACCATTAGAAAATCTGGTATGAAGTCATCATTGAACCTAACAGAGATCGAGTATAAAGAAATATTGAAGTCACACCGTAATATAAATGGAATCGATAATTCTGGTTTTACAACTGAAACAAATGAAGCTGTTTTGGCTGCACTATCTGCGGAGGTAAGGGGATGCTGACTCCATACAAAAGAGCTGATGTAGCATTCGAATGGATTCGTGATCTAGAAGAACAGGGTTGTTTTTCAAAAGTATATCTGGCTCATGACAGACACCTAGCTCATGACTTGGTGATTAAAGAAATAGAAAAAAAAGAAAACACTAACCACGACGACTACTTTAATGAAGCAAGGCTTCTCTATAAACATGCACATCCAAATATTGTGCAAGTTCAGTATGCTGCTCAATGTGAGAGCAATATCTATATAGCCATGCCATTTTATCATAATGGTTCGCTAAACCAATTAATAAAAAAGATTAATCTTACGAGCAGGGAGATAATACGGTATTCTATTCAATTTTTAAGTGGGCTTTATCATATACACTCAAAAGGTCTTATGCATTTTGATATAAAACCTAATAACATCATGATATCAAACAGAAATGAGGCCATGCTATCTGACTTTGGATTGTCTCAGTTAGTCAATGAGGAATCGAGAGCTGCGCCTGAGTTTGGATATCATTTTCATGTGCCACCGGAATATTTTTCTTTATCAACAAATGATTATAATTTCACATATGACATATATCAGGCAGGATTAACCATATATAGAATGTGTGTTGGATATGATAATTTTGAAAGAGAAAGATCTGCATTTAGAACGATTGAACAACTCAGAGAGTCGATAATTAATGGCTCCTATCCATTAAAAGAGTATCCTTCCCACATACATAAAAAATTGATAACAATAGTAAACAAATGCATTCATGTAGATCCAAATGAAAGATATCAATCCGTACTAGACGTACTAAACGATCTCTCAGCTATAAGTGATGGCGTTCTTGACTGGCGTCTACAGATGACAAAACCAACTAACGGCACATATGAATGGCAAAAAAAGTCTGGGGACGTTATACTGTCTATAGTTTTTGACGCAGAAAATTCGTCTACTACTGGTTTTCGTTTATACGATGGTGGGCGGAAAAGGCGTGCTACGAACTTAACAATATCCTCAGGATGTACCCCTACAAAACTGTATAGGTTATTAAAGGATAACTGATCATGAAAAAGTGCGAGGAAGTAAGTAAGCTGCCTCGCAGACGTGATGCAGCATTAGCGGTTCCCTACAAAAAAGATGAGTTCATAAGCTCTTCTGATGACAAAAAATTTTCAAAGGCAAAAAATTTTGCATCTACATCTCTAAAAGATAAATACTTTAAGATCTAGCCCGGCCACCGTGCCGGGTTTTCTTTTGTCCCCTCCCCTCATCACACAAACCGTTCGAAAAACCACCACAACCTCCCTTCAGTTATCGCTATGCGATGCAAGTCACAAAATTAATTCTTTTTGCTATCAAACAGTTAATATCAAAACACATCAATCAATAGCAATAAGTATTGATACCACCAATAGCAATAGCTATTATTACCATGTCGCAACAACACAACGATACGGCAACCGCCTGATTCACCGTTGCGATGACCGCTTAGATCCGCAGCTTGAATTTCGGCAGGCTCCGGGGAGTGCGAGGGGTGAAACGGACGCGTGAACGTCGGTGTGACCAGCTGAAATCAACTCAACACCTCATACCTCAGTCGCTTCAACGAGGCGGCTTAGTTATGACAACCGGCGGCCATCCACCGCCTGAATACGCGCAGAAGTCTCTATATGTTCAGCAGCCCAGCTTACGGGCAGGAGTTTTTATGGTTCATCAACATTATGGAACGCAGACCGTTAATCGAGGTGCGGTCATGCCAGGAATGCTGGTCAAACACAAAGATGGTACCTGGACTGCATCAGCTAATTTACGCGGACGGCTATATCTGCATCGCGGCATCGAGCGCACTTATACCCGTGATTTGCTCGTGGAAGTTTTTCTCGACGGACGCGGTAACGGCCTGAATCACTAATCCCCTTTCCTGTTTTCCTAATCAGCCTGGCATTTCGCGGGCGATATTTTCACAGCCATTTTCAGGAGTTCAGCCATGAACGCTTATTACATTCAGGATCGTCTTGAGGCTCAGAGCTGGGCGCGTCACTACCAGCAGATCGCCTGTGAAGAGAAAGAGGCAGAACTGGCAGACAACATGGAAAAAGGCCTGCCCCAGCACCTGTTTGAATCGCTATGTATCGATCATTTGCAACGCCACGGGGCCAGCAAAAAAGCCATTACCCGTGCGTTTGATGACGATGTTGAGTTTCAGGAGCGCATGGCAGAACACATCCGGTACATGGTTGAAACCATTGCTCACCATCAGGTTGATATTGATTCAGAGGTATAAAACGGATGAGTACAGCACTCGCAACGCTGGCAGGGAAGCTGGCTGAACGTGTCGGCATGGATTCTGTCGACCCACAGGAACTGATCACCACTCTTCGCCAGACGGCATTTAAAGGTGATGCCAGCGATGCGCAGTTCATCGCATTGTTGATCGTCGCCAACCAGTACGGCCTTAATCCGTGGACGAAAGAAATTTACGCCTTCCCTGATAAGCAGAACGGCATCGTTCCGGTGGTGGGCGTTGATGGCTGGTCCCGCATCATCAATGAAAACCAGCAGTTTGATGGCATGGACTTTGAGCAGGACAATGAATCCTGTACATGCCGGATTTACCGCAAGGACCGTAATCATCCGATCTGCGTTACCGAATGGATGGATGAATGCCGCCGCGAACCATTCAAAACCCGCGAAGGCAGAGAAATCACCGGACCGTGGCAGTCGCATCCCAAACGAATGTTGCGGCATAAAGCCATGATTCAGTGTGCCCGTCTCGCCTTCGGATTTGCTGGTATCTATGACAAGGATGAAGCCGAGCGCATTGTCGAAAATACCGCATACACTGCAGAACGTCAGGCGGAACGCGACATCACTCCGGTTAACGATGAAACCATGCAGGAGATTAACACTCTGCTGATTGCCCTGGACAAAACATGGGATGACGACTTATTGCCGCTCTGTTCCCAGATATTTCGCCGCGACATTCGCGCATCGTCAGAACTGACACAGGCCGAAGCAGTGAAAGCTCTTGGATTCCTGAAACAGAAAGCCACTGAGCAGAAGGTGGCAGCATGACACCGGACATTATCCTGCAGCGTACCGGGATCGACGTGAGAGCTGTCGAACAGGGGGATGATGCATGGCACAAATTACGGCTCGGCGTCATCACCGCTTCAGAAGTTCACAATGTGATAGCAAAACCCCGCTCCGGAAAGAAATGGCCTGACATGAAAATGTCCTACTTCCACACCCTGCTTGCCGAGGTTTGCACCGGTGTGGCTCCGGAAGTTAACGCTAAGGCGCTGGCCTGGGGAAAACAGTACGAGAACGACGCCAGAGCCCTCTTTGAGTTCACTTCCGGCGTGAATGTTACTGAATCCCCGATCATCTATCGCGACGAAAGTATGCGCACCGCCTGCTCTCCCGATGGTTTATGCAGTGACAGCAACGGCCTTGAACTGAAATGCCCGTTTACCTCCCGGGATTTCATGAAATTCCGGCTCGGTGGTTTCGAGGCCATAAAGTCGGCTTACATGGCCCAGGTGCAGTACAGCATGTGGGTGACGCGAAAAGATGCCTGGTACTTTGCCAACTATGACCCACGAATGAAGCGTGAAGGCCTGCATTATGTCGTGGTTGAGCGGGATGAAAATTACATGGCGAGTTTTGACGAGATGGTGCCGGAGTTCATCGAAAAAATGGACGAGGCACTGGCTGAAATTGGTTTTGTATTTGGGGAGCAATGGCGATGAAGCATCCTCACGATAATATCCGGGTAGGTGCGATCACTTTCGTCTACTCCGTTACAAAGCGAGGCTGGGTATTTCCCAGCCTTTCTGTTATCCAAAATCCACTGAAAGCCCAGCGGCTGGCTGAGGAGATAAATAATAAACGAGGGGCTGTATGCACAAAGCATCTCCTGTTGAGTTAAGAATGAGCATTGAGATGGCACATAGCCTTGCTCAAATTGGAGTCAGGTTTGTGCCAATACCAGCAGAAACAGACGAAGAATTTCATACGTTAGCCACATCCCTTTCACAAAAGCTGGAAATGATGGTGGCGAAAGCAGAAGCAGATGAGAGAGACCAGGTATGACAACCACTGAATGCATTTTTCTGGCAGCGGGCTTCATATTCTGTGTGCTTATGCTTGCCGACATGGGACTTGTTCAATGACACCTCAGCAAGAAAACGCCCTTCGCAGTATTGCCCGTCAGGCTAATTCTGAAATCAAAAAAGCCAGACAGCAGTTTCCGGATAAAAACGTCGATGACATTTGCCGTAGCGTACTGAAGAAGCACCGCGAAACGGTAACGCTGATGGGATTCACACCGACTCACTTAAGTCTGGCAATCGGCATGTTAAACGGCGTCTTTAAGGAACGGTGAACATGAAAAGCAAAATCATCAGGGAGCTACAGGCTCCTTTTTTATTATTCGCATTCACCCTCAAGCGTATTAACCAACAATTCAGGGATTAATGGAAGATGGCAGACATCATTGATTCAGCATCAGAAATCGAAGAATTACAGCGCAATACAGCAATAAAAATGCGTCGTCTGAACTACCAGACTGTATCTGCCACTCATTGTTGTGAGTGTGGCGATCCGATAGATGAGCGAAGACGCCTGGTCGTTCAGGGTTGTCGGACTTGTGCAAGTTGCCAGGAGGAGATCGAACTTAAGAACAAACAATGGGGATTGTGATGGCCTCAAAGCAGCAAATTTCAACATCGTCCAACTGAGGTGTAAAAATGTTCAGAATCATTTTTCCTAACACCTGGTACGTCGACCACCACGGCACTCCCTGCAAAATCCTGCGTTCTACCCACAACAAAGTTCACTACATCCGAAAAGGCAGAACATGTATCGCCAGCATGTTCCGCTTTAATCATGACTTTGAACCTGTGAATAAAGCTGATGCAGATCGGATAGCAGAAGAGATCGAAACGGCAGAACACATTAAGAAGTTACGTGCCATACGCAGGAAATAGAAAAATTGATAAATTCAATACTGCATTTCTCAGCATTAAATTTATCTCTATGACCAGTCAAGAGATGTACCTGCCATGAGCTTAATATCATGTCAGATATATCGGTCACAAACTCCCTCAGCAGCTAAGAGGAGGACAAATGTCTCGACTAATCACTTTACAGGACTGGGCTAAAGAAGAATTTGGGGACTTAGCACCAAGTGAGCGAGTTCTGAAAAAATACGCGCAAGGGAAAATGATGGCCCCACCCGCTATAAAAGTTGGTCGCTACTGGATGATTGACCGAAATTCCCGTTTTGTAGGAACGCTTGCAGAACCGCAACTCCCAATAAACGCAAACCCAAAACTCCAACGGATAATCGCTGATGGCTGCTAGACCCCGATCTCACAAAATCTCTATACCCAATTTATATTGCAAATTAGATAAGCGAACCGGAAAGGTATATTGGCAATACAAACATCCACTATCCGGTCGTTTTCATAGCTTAGGAACTGATGAGAATGAAGCAAAACAAGTTGCTACTGAAGCAAATACCATTATTGCTGAACAACGTACCCGACAAATATTAAGCGTCAATGAGCGTCTGGAAAGAATGAAAGGCAGGCGCTCAGACATTACGGTGACAGAATGGCTTG